AGCGTCTTTTTCCAGTTGTCCTTTAATGTCCATGACTTATGTACCATTTAATAGCCTTTGCAAGCGCATCTTTCAGCGACTCACGATTTGATTTCGCAATTTTTACAAACTGACTAAACACCTCCAACTGCACATAGACAGTCTGTCTTTTGTAGCCAGCTGGAGGTGCGTCGTAAGATTTGCGGTCAGGTATTTTCTTCATTGTTAACTACATATTGCGTTAGCCGTTCCAATCTGAATTTGGTTTTAAGCCTATTTTCAGAAATTTCTACGGCACCATTTTGCAACAGATATTCCCTAGCCGCTTGCCGTTTCGTCTCGTCAAGTGGTGATAGGTCATACGTTGTCGGTGTTAGCTTGCCAGGTGCTACAGCTTGCACGATTTTAGCTACGTCACCCTCCAAAACTTTCTTACCACCTACAATCTCACCTGGTGTACGACCTGTTCTAGGTGCTGGCTTGTAGTCTTTTACAGCAGCGTTACCGTCATCATCTTCCGGAGCTATGCCACAAGCTGCCATTACGCTGTAGCGCCTTGCATATGTCAAAGCCGACCCAAACCCTTGAGCGTCTTGTTTCGACGCTGGTACGTGCATTTTACCACACGACAGCGACTCTCCAGATTCATGGATAAAGATAGTTTCTACAATCACACCATTATCACATTCGTGTACTGTCTGAATTAAGCCAATGCCATTGTCATTTAGCGAATCAATTACAGCCTCAATACACGCTGACAAATCAGCGTACTTCGACCTGAAATGTGGATTAGTACTGGTCTTTAATGCAGGACCAAAGGCTTTTTGTGCTTTTACAAAAGCTGAGTAAATCGTTTTCATTATAGACCTCCAAAATTAAATACAGCCTCGTCTATTTGTTCCAACAGGTTCTCTGGGTGTACGTTGGTTTCTGCGGCAATCTGATTCCAACCGTCCTCAGGTTCCAATACTAATCTGTCGCCGTCCTTACTAGCTTTTACCCAAAATTCTACGTCGTTGTGTTTCATGAGTAGACGAGATTCGCCTAATTGTAATATGTCCATTTTTGTCTCCATTTTCGTTTCAACTTCAATTTTCCAAAATATTTTTGGAATCGAGAAATTATCCATACTAAGTGTATACACTATGCGTACATAATGCACACTACCGCTTTTTAGCTTTCTGAGGGGTCAGAATCACATCGTGCTCGCTGTCGACTTGCTCGGTGATGTAACTAACACCATGCAATAAACTACGATTGCAACCATATCGGGCAGTCTCACAGGTCAACGTATGTAACGTCCTCTCACACGCTACTAGTATGAGCCCGATTGTAACGGGTACGCCTACGATCATTGATGTAACTTTGAACCAGCACCATAATTTATTGACCATCGTCTGCTCCCTCTTTGTTTGTTGCGATTAACCCCTTTGACAACATCTCCCATACTGACAGCTTCCGTGTTTGTTGCTCCCGTTGTTGCCAATAGGCCGTGTTACCGTTAGGTCGTGAGGTTTTAGCTTGTGCGACCATGCCGACCACACCGTCATGATAGGCACGAATACCCTCCGGTGTGCCGTAAATCACAACACCGTCCGACAGCAATCCGCATCCAGATAACAAACACGACAAAACACCTACGCTTAGAACACGCATAATTTTCTCCACCTTTTGTAATACAACTTAGCAACTAGTCAGAATAACTAGTCTATCGAGCGCCACGAATGACGCTCTGAAGACTATTTACCAAGGATCCAGGGCTGATTCGGTGCGCCATTACGATCATTTGGAACGACTTGATAGGTCTTTTGTTTATAGAATGGATCCATAAAGCCCGTAGCTGCACGATATGGATCAAACTGTTGGCGCTCGGTTTCAACGACTGTGTAACCGTTGCGGTAAACACCATTCGCCACGCCGAAATAATTCGGTGGTGCAGGAACACCAGGCACTACTGGGATAACCTCCTCTGGGACATACCCAGGTATATCTTCGGCGTACCAATCTTGAGCCGTTGCAACGGTAGGAACCAATAAAGCTAGTAACAGATACCTTTTCATTGTGTCACCTGTCTCACTTTACTAGGCCGTTGATAATACTCAGCTACACCCACGCCAGTGATCACGATAGCCGTGACCATTAGCATGAGAATTACACGTAGTAGGTCTGTAAATGCTTGTTCTAGTTGATCCATGTTCATGTCTCCTTAAAATTGAAACGATATGTACCACTCACCCTTGGCATCTTGAAAAATACGTCCAGACGCTTGCCCCTTTTCCGATGCCGTTTGATATTCTTCAAACGAGTCATAGGTTAGGTACTCACGGATCTGCGATGCAGTCTCTTGAGTAACTAGTGCCTGTACCTCTTCCACGCTCCACGCCACTACCTCTTCATCGCTCCATGCGCCGTAGCTTCTAAAATAGTCCCGAGCCTCTTCTATTTGCATTGGTTTCAGTAATGGAGCATCCTTAGCGTACCGTTGTGAATTTTCCCACGTTAGCGCACCGGCCCTGGTCCCTAGTTCTGCTACTGAGCCAGATAACAAATACATGTCATCAGCGTCCTTCATCATGTGTGTAATTTTAAGTTCCATGTCCGTGTCTCCTGTTAGTCGTTTAATTGTTTTGTAGACAGCCAGTAATATGTATCGGGACAGAATTGCATTTCTGGCATTGCTAAAACTGTTACTAATGCGTCACCACTTCTAATTGCATCGGCAATTATTACATGAACATCAAGTAATTCGGTTGAGCAGTCTCGTAGTAGTTCAATAGCTAATTCGTCGCGTGTCATAGTCCGTGTCTCCTTAGTAGTTACCTAGTCTAAACTCAGCCACCATTTCATGGGCAAATACTTCAGCAATCGGCGTTCGTACTGCCTTCGGGAACATGCTTTTTACACTGTCCGTCATACTGCAATGTTTCAGCACGTAATCTTTGCCACCAGGTAGCACCAGGTACCGATCAAGGTAGGCAATGGCACGATCTAAACTAAAACTACCGTCTTTATGGAACTTGCCGAGCGTGTTGTATGCCCGCTTATAGTAAGCAGGAGCAAAAAATGAATCATGCTCACAGTATAAAAGCAGTTTTATTTGTTCATGGCTTAAATTTTCTCGTGTTGTCATAGTCCGTCTCCTTAGTTGTTAATCTTTTGAGTTATCTTTGCTACCTGCTGAACTAATTCGCTGATTGCTTCATGTTTCATGTCGTCAAAATAGCCATTGGCTCTAAACGACTCCTCATGCTTTTCAACTACTCCACCAAGGAATGCCGATGCGGTTAAACCCTCCCATTTGGCTTTCACCTCAACGGTGCACCAAGCCCATTCATTCCATTCCATTTCAGCAAGTAGTTTATCCTCCTGCTCTTTGTCGTAAGCCTCGTCACCGCTCACGATATAGTTACCTCGTACAGGTAAATCTTCGGGGTGTACGTGAATTGATATTTCAGCCTCGGTTTCAATTAGCTTTTGAATGTTCATAGTCAGGTCTCCACTGAGAGTTAATCACTCTATGTAAACATAGTAATGGATATGATGCTTCACTGTCAAGAAATGATTCATAATTATTTACAGTGAGTGAATTGAGTGGGTTAGCTACGTATTCAAAAAGAATTGAACAAAAAGCAAAATAACATTGAATAAACTCTATGAGTCATCGTCGTATCAAACTGAGTGCAACTATCCTGCAAGTTACGAGGGTATCACTCTACTCTAGTGGACAAACTACACGCCTTTCAGCACTATCAAAGTATGCGGTATACAGTAAGCCAATTAGAAATTGATAAAGCGCAACTGAAACCTAGGATTTTAGAGGGTTATAGGCACAACCTGCCCATCAAACGAGGCAACCTATACCAAGCCATACGTCATCGGTTGGGGCTCTCTAGAGTCGCTATGGCCGCCTTGCTGGGCATCAAGCCCGACTCTGTTAGGTACCGTGAGAGACAGAAACAACTGTATCATCCCGCTGAGGTCGTTGTGTTATTCAGCGTATCAGGTATGACACCCGATGACTTCTTAGGATTAATGCGTGATATCGCATAGTTATAACAAATTGACCGATAACTTGTCTTATCGGGACACGCCACACATATATAGTTTCTTAGGTAACTACCTGTTTCGATTGGAAATCTGGGTAGGGAATCTCTGTAATAGAGCTACGTTTCTCTTTTTAGTTTCAGATCGGAAACGCAAAGGTACCGGTACTATACATATATCCACCCTCCCAAATTTTTTACCCCTACTATCAATCAAACACGTTTATGAGTGATGAAACGAACGAATCGAATGTTGAGGTGTTGCCGCCTATTATGCAGCCTAAGCCTCATACGAGGGAGCACCAGCGTAATGAGGATTTGGCGCATCAGATTAGTGATTTGGGTAGGCTAGGGTTGTCGAAGGGTAATGCGGCTATAGCTGCTCGTGTGACGGTGTATGTTTTGGAGAAGTATTACCTAGAGGATTATTTGAGTGGTGTGACGGAGATGCAGCGTGGTTTAGCGTCTGTTGCGATTACTGAGGCTATGAATGGGAATACGCCTATTTTGTTACATTTGCTTAAGACTAAGTTGGGTTGGAGTGAGCAGCAGGTGATTGAGCATACTGGTGAGATTCGTGCTGTGGTTAGTTCTAAGCCGATGAGTAAGGAAGAATTTGTACAAAAGTATCTAACGAAAGATGAGGATGTGTAGTATGTAGACATAGACCAATGGTTCGTTAGTGGTGGGCGTTTTTGCTGTTTCCTGCTCCGGTACATGATTTGTGGCTAAGTCGAAGATTAACAGCGTCAGACGGCCAACATTGGTCTGTTTTGTTTGTAAGAAGTGCGAGCACCGTGGGATTGGTGTGACTGAGAAGCCTTATATACAGTGTTGGCAGTGCAATACGTGGAACAGTTGTAGGTATAGTCGGATTACGTATAAGGAGTACGACTGGTATTGGAATCGTGAGCATGGAGAGGAGTGGAA